CATATTTAAAAGTATATAAGACTAAAAATAGAAAACATGCTTATATATCGGCTGGTATATTAGTTAAAACAGAGAGGGTACAAAAACTAATGAGAGAAGATTTAAAACCTGTATTAAAAGATTTAGGTATAGATATGGAGTTAGTTTTAGCAGGTATTAGAGATATAGCTACTACTGCTGAAAAAGACTCAGATAGATTAAAGGCTTTAATAGAGCTTGAAACCTATTTAGAGATAAAAGAAACAACTAAAGTACAAGAGGTTACTGGAGCATTGTTTCAAGGATTTCAGCCTGCCCAATTAGAGGCTGCTGAACCAAAAAAGCTTAAATAATTGGAAAAGGGTATTGAAAAGGTTTTAATTAAAAAGTATAAAAGCCAGATACTTGATTTGGAAATAAAGGTAGCTAAATTAAAAGTTGAATTAAAATTTTACAAAAATGAATTAAAATTGTGTAAGGAGAGATAGTATGCCATTAGTAGGAAACAAACATTTTGCATATACCCCAGAGGGGATGAAAAAAGCAGTTGCTCATGCTGAAAAGACTGGGCAGAAAGTTAAGATAGATAAAAAGGGTATTGGAGGTATGGTTAAAAAGTATTCTCAAGGTGGGATGCTTAAAGGCCCTAGTCATAAAAAAGGTGGTATACCAGCTGTAGTTAAAGGTAGTGGTCAGCCTATTGAGATGGAAGGTGGAGAATATGTTATAAAGAAATCTTCAGCTGATAAGCTTGGACCTGATATTTTAAATTATATTAATAAGACTGGTTCTGTTCCAAAGAAGATGTCTATTGGTGGAACAGTAGCAAGAGAACAAGAAAAACGCGTAAAAGATTTTCTAAGACAAGACAAAGTAAAGCAAACACTTATGCCAGAAGAAAAAATTCGTACTATTGAAGAAACTAAAGCTATGCAAGCTGAAGCTAGAAAAAATCCTTACTTAAAAGATTGGTTTGATAGTTCAGAAAAAACATATGCTGCTTTAGAAGCTAATAAAGTTTCACCTGAAGAGCTTGAAGAATTGAGAAAAAATAGACATAGCACACAAGGAACAGGTTTTGGTGGTTTTGGTAGATCAGGTAAATCAAAATACATGAGTTATTCACTAAAACAACAAGCAGCTAGAAACTATCAAAAAAATGCAGCTAAAAGAGCTAGGGAAAAAGCTAAAGCTAGAACAGCTGCTTCAGAATTTGCAGGCTCTAGTGGTTTAGCATCAAGAGGTGCAATGAGAGCTAGAGGAGATCAAAAGGCTGCTGCAAGATATATTAAAGATCAAACGGTTAATGTGGACACAGGTTATGGAACATCTACTGGATATAAGAAACAATACAATCAAGGTGGACAAATTAATAATATATTTTCATTACTTAAAAAATTGAGGAAATAATGTTAGGCAAAAAAAAGAAACCAACTTTAAATGATCGTATGACAGATATGGAGTCTTACCTTGATAAGGTGAGTGGAACTTTAGAGGATATTATAAAAAGACTTGAATGTTTAGAGTCTGAAATAGATTCTCTTACAGCTGATAAAGTTCAAATAGAAGCTGAATTAAGAGTGGTCAAACCGAAACTTGGATTGCCTGTATAATGGCTAATATTAATCTTCATAATGTTTCTAAAGAAGAGGAAGCTTTGAGGATGGCTTATAAGGATTTAATAGCATTTGGTAAGTTATTTTTACCTGATGATTTTTTAAGATCGGAAACACCTTGGTTTCATTATAATGTAGCAGATTCTATAAATGATCATGATATTAAACAATTAGCTATAATTATGCCTAGAGGTCATGGAAAGACTGTATTGACTAAAGCAGATCTTATGAGATCCTTTTGTTTTAATCAAAAAGATTTTGAATGGGGGTTTGTAGATAAAAAACCAGATCCTTTGTTTTATGGTTGGGTATCAGCTACAGCTAAACTTGCTACTGGTAATATGGATTATATTAAATCTCATATAGAGATTAATGAAAAGATTCAATATTACTTTGGTGATTTAAGAGGTAAGAAATGGACTGAGGTAGATATTGAAATGTCTAATGGCTGTAAGCTTATATCTAAATCAAATATATCAGGTATAAGAGGAGGGGCAAAGCTACATAAAAGATATGATCTTATCGTACTGGATGACTTTGAAGATGAAAACAATACTATTACTCCAGAGGCTAGAAACAAAAATTCCAATCTTATCACTGCTGTGGTATTCCCTGCTCTTGAGCCCCATACTGGTCGTCTTCGGATTAATGGTACTCCTGTCCATTTTGATAGTTTCATTAACAATCTTATTATCAATTATCAGAAAGCTGAAAAGCAAAAGAAAAAGTTTTCTTGGAATGTAAAGATGTTTCAAGCTGAACAAAAAGATGGAACTGCATTGTGGGGTAGTTGGTTTGGCAAAAAAGAATTAGAAAGAAAAAAGAAGTTTTATGCTGATTCAGGTCAGCCTCATAAGTACTATCAAGAATATATGATGCAAGTTCAGTCTGAAGAAGATTCTATTTGGAATAGACATCATATAAAAGAATATGAAGGTACATATATGTATGAGCCAGAAGCAGGTATAGGATTTTTAACTCTTGCGGATGGAGATGTTAGGCCTGTTAATGTATTTGCAGGTGTTGATCCAGCTACAGATTCAGCTAGAAGGGATGCAGATTACTCAGTTATTATATTTGTAGCTGTAGATGAGTTTAATAATATATATATATTAGATTATATGAGAAAAAGATCCTTGCCTGTTTTAGGTATTCCAGGTGAAGACAAAAAAGGTATAGTAGATCATATGTTTGAAATGCAACATATTTATCATTCATCATTAATGGTAATTGAGGATACTACTATGTCTAAACCTGTTATACAGGCAGTTATATCAGAAATGAAAAGGAGAAATGACTTTTCAGTAAAATTTAAAGCAGAAAAACCTGGCACTAGAATGTCTAAAAGAGATAGAATACAAGAGGTATTGGCAGCTAGGTTTTCTGTAGGACAAATTCATTTAAAACCTGAACATTATGATTTGTATCAGGAGATAATAACCTTTGGTCCAAGAATGGCTCATGATGATACAATAGATGCATTAGCATATGCTTGTAAATATTCATATCCATTAAAAGGAGTTAGTGAAAATAAAGGTTCTTATACTAAAAAGAAGCCTAAAGCTAAATCTTGGGTAGTAGCTTGAATGATGAAAGAGAGTTTCGCATTGAGACTCCTATAGGTACAGTAGCAAGTGATAGTGGAAATCATGTGGTAGATGTGGTTTCAGTATTAGGAGTTATAGTATTTATATATATAATTAAAATAATAATAAAGGGGGTCAGCAATGGCTAGAAAAAGAAAAATGAGTCTAAATCCTGGACCAAGTACAGGTTTAAGGAAAAAGAAAAAATCTAATCCATTAAGAGATATAAAAATGTCTAGAGATGATGCTATGAAGATTTGGAGACAAAAAGCAACATTGGAAGATCTAATGCAAAGAGCAAGGCCTATGCCTAGAAAAAGAACTTCAGGTGTTAAAGGAGATAGAGCAGTTCCAACAATGGCTAAAGGTGGTAAAGTAAAAAGTATGATACCTAATGAAAGTCCTATGCCTGCATTAGATCAGGTAAGTTATGAAGAGGCTGGAGATTTTGTATCAAAACCTAAAGTATCAAAACCTAAAATAGCTTTATCTAAAGCAAAAGAAAAAAAGATGACTAAAATGCCAAAAAAAGAAAGCAGATGGTCAAAATTTAAATCTAAGTTTAAAGCTAAAAAAGTTGAAAAGCCTAAAGCTAAAAAAAGAAATATAGTAAATATTAAAAAGATGCAGGATGATACACCTACAGGCATTAAAAAGAAAAAAATATCTGATTGGCAAGGCAAGAAAACTAAACTTACTGCTAAACAGAAAAAAGCTAAAGCTGATGCATATAAAAGTCCTATGACTGGTGTAGAAAAAGCTGCTGCTAAAAAGAAAGGCATTACAAAGGCAGATCAATATTCACCTGTAGATCAATCTAAGGGCGTTTCAAAAGCTAAAACAGTAACAAGAAAAGATACTACTGTCAAAACCAAAGGTGGCGATTTTCCTAAATACAGAAAAGATACTACATCATCTAAAAGTTTTTCTAAAGCATTTAACGAAGCTAGAAATCCTAAGTCAGGAAAAATGTCTAAAACATTTACTTGGCAAGGCAGAACTTATTCTACTAGAAAAGCTGGAGAAGGAAAAAACTTTGATTCCGCTACTGGTAAATGGGGTAAAGCTAAAAAAATGCAACAAGGTGGCATGGTTGATATTCCAGAAACTCAGGCTTTTAAGCAAGGTATTAGATATATGAAATCAGGTGGTAGAGTATCAGTTTCAAATGATAATGCAGGAGCTGGAGATATAGCTCATGTTCATTCACATTCAGGATATAAAGCAGGAGAATAATGGCTAAGAAATATAAGGATAAAAAAGTAGAAAGAATAAGACATCTATATAACAGATTAAATACTGAGCATAGAGATCAATGGCTTTCTATTAATCAAAGAGGGTATGATTTTGCTAATGATAATCAAATATCAGATACTGAAAAGCAAACATTAGAAGAGTCAGGAATGCCTACATTTACTATTAATAGGATAACTCCTGTAGTAGAAATGTTAAATTACTATGCAACAGCTAATCAACCTAGATGGCAAGCGATTGGTGTTGAGGGTAGTGATACTAATGTTGCTGCGGTATTTTCTGATATTTCAGATTATATATGGGCACAATCAAATGGTCAAACTCTTTTGTCAAATGCAGTTAATGATGCTATAACTAAATCTGTGGGTTATTTAATGGTTACTGTAGATAAAGATATGGATCAAGGTATGGGAGAAGTTATATTGCACCAGCCTGATCCTTTTGATGTCTATGTAGATCCTAAATCTAGAGATATGTTGTTTAGAGATGCTGCATATATCCTTATAAGAAAAATGTTGCCTAAAACTCATTTAAAACAACTGTTTCCTGATATGGTTAGGAAAATAAATAAAATAGCTACTCAAAATGAATCTGAAAGATCATTAAGTAGTAAAGCTATAGACAGAGATCAAAAAGATATTCTTCAAATAGATATTGATTATGCTGTAGATAATAAAGGTGAAGATGATCCATTAATTGACTTTATTGAAACTTATGAAAAAGTAAAGATAGCTTATGTCAATGTATTCTATAGAGCTCCTTTGACCCCCCAACAATTGAAGGAAGCTAAAAGAAGAGTTGATATTCAAATATCTGAAATGACACAAGAAATGGAAGTTCAATTATTAGAACAACAACAACAGATGGAACAAGCTGTTCAGTCTGGTGGAATGATGCCTGAAAGATATCAGCTTGAAATGGAAAAAGCTCAAAAAATGATGCAACAACAAATTGAATCAGCTAGAATTGAGTTTACATCTAAAATACAAAATCAAATGTCTAAAGTTGAAAATAAGGTTGTTACTAAAAAAGAATATAAATTAATGATGAAAGATGAAGCATTTGCCTCTAAAATTATAGATGCAGTTGACTTTTTTGATAATAGAATAAAACTTACCTGCATAGCTGGGGATCAGTTTTTGTATGAAAAAGTTCTTCCAGAAAAGATAAAGGACTACCCTTTAATCCCAATTCACTACAAATGGATCGGTACTCCTTATCCAATATCAGCAGTATCCCCGCTTGTAGGTAAGCAACAAGAATTAAATAAAGCACATCAATTAATGGTCCATAATGCTAGCTTAGGTTCTTCGCTTAGATATATGTATTATGAAGGCAGTATTGATGCTGATATATGGGAACAATACTCATCTAGTCCAGGAGCTTTGCTGCCTGTGAACCATGGTTATGAACCACCTACTCCTGTAATGCCTGCACAATTATCTAATGCTTTTTTTGGTATAGTTAATGAAGGAAAAAGTGATATGGAATATTTAGCTGGTATATATTCTGCACAACAAGGAGATACATCTGCTACTGCAGATATGCCTTATAGAGGTATGCTTGCTATGGATGAATATGGAACTAGGAGAGTTAAATATTGGTTAAAGCATTCTATTGAACCATCTTTAAAGCATGTTGGAGAAGTTGTCAAACAATATTCTCAGTCAGTATATACAGCAAACAAAACATTTAGAATAATTCAGCCTAATGAACTTCAAGGAGAAAAAGAGGTAGAAATTAATAGACCTATATACAATGATCTTGGAGAAGCTATTGGAAAGTTTCATGATTATGCTGCATCTAAATTTGATGTTAGAATAGTGGCTGGATCTACTTTACCTGTAAATAGATGGGCATATCTAGAAGAATTAAAACAATTATTAAATGCTGGCGTAGTTGATAGAGAGGCTGTTCTTGCTGAAACTGATATTAGAAACAAAGAAAGAATCCAAGAAAGAATTGGTGAGATTCAAAAACTACAAAGTCAAATACAGAAAATGGAAGAAAATCTCAAAGATAAAGAAGATACTATTGAAACTCTTGAAAGACAAGTTGTTCAAGCTGGTATCAAAGATAAAGTTAGACAAGCTGAAATGGACATTAATAAAAAGAAAGAACAAGCTAAAGCTAGAACTGAAAGAGAATATCATCAAACAGAGGCACAGCAAAAAGTTCTTAGAGGAAATATGTCTAATGAAGCTAACTACAAAAAGAAAGAATTGCAAGATTTATTAAAAAACTTCCAAAATGATTTGGGAAAAAATGACAACAAACAATAGATTAAGGAGAAAATATGTCAACAGAAAAAGATAGTAACCCTGATATAGAGTCAGTTTTAGAAGGAGAAACAACTGATGATACAGCAGGCTCTACAGATTTCTTTGATAGTTTAGAAGCACAAGTTAATGGTGCAATAAACGATGATAATATACCACAACCAGAAACAGAACAGGTAACTCAGCAAGCTGACCCTGGGGACACTGGCAATGAGGTGCAAACGGATTGGAAAGCTAAAGCTGAAACATTGGAGAAGCGATATAGCGATTCAACCAGAGAGGCTCAAAGACTAAAGGCTGAAAATGATGGGTTAACAGAACTATCAAAATTCAAACCCTTGATAGAGCATCTTAAAAATAGTCCTGATGCAGTTCAGGCACTTAGAGATAACTTAGGTGGTAAACCTAGATCTTTGACAGAACGATTTGGTGAAGATTTTGTATTTGATGCTCATGAAGCAATGTCAGATCCAAAATCAAACTCAGCTCAAGTAATGCAAGAATACATTGCTAAAAATGCCCAGCAACAAGCAGCTGCTATTATCAATCAAGAAAAACAGCAATTTCAAGTTGAAGAGCAACAAATGGATTTAGCCAGACAAGCTGAAGAATTTAAGCAAAGGACAGGAATGTCTGATGCTGAATTTGCAGATTTACAGGCTAGAGCTGATGAGCATGTATTAACATTAGATGATGTTTATTATCTATTAAATAGAGATCAAGTATCAAAAAATGTTGCAGATAATACTAAAGCTGATATGTTAAATCAAATGAAACAAGTTAGAGATATACCTCAAAGTGCTAGTAATGCTAATAGTCCAGGAAGAGAGGCTCAAACTCAAGACGATAAAGTATTTGATGTTATTAAAGGTCTTGACGAGAGTGCTGAAAATATGTTCGGTTAATGGTTAAAAGTTTTAGCCAAAGCTGAATTAACTTATAAAACAAAATAGGAGACAGTTATGGCAGATTATATTAGTGCAATAACACCAAGTACTGACTTGAATGTTTCTGATACTGCGACTTGGTCTGACGGTACCAGTAAAGATACTGGTGATCTGAGACGAAAGTTTAACTTCGGAGATAAAGTTAGTGAATTGGCAATAGCTCAAGATCCTTTTTTTAGATTTGTATCAAAAGTTGGTAAAAAACCAACAGATGATCCAGCTTTTAAATTCACTGAAAAAAGACCATCTTGGCATAAAAGGTATGCTTATGCATCCAATCATGGAACAACAGCACCTGCATCAGCAGCAGGTAGTGATGCAACGGTAACATCTACAAATGTTGATGTTGGAGATACATATTATTTCTGTATGATTACAGACTATAAGAAAAGTGGAAATATTCAAACTATGTTTGGTAATACAGGTAATGATGTATTGCCAGGTGCTAGTGGAACACAACCACAATTTTTCTTACCTGGTCAAATTGTAAAGATACCTTATGGATTAACAGCTGATGTATCATTTAGTAATAATGTGATTTCAGCTATTTCAGGTTACATTGTAGCTAAAATTAAAAGTGTTGATTTAAACTCAGTTTCTAATGCAGCTATTCTTAAAACAGAAATATTAACAGATCCTGGTGCAAATGTTGAACTTGCTTCATTTACAGCAGCAGGAACTTCTATTAATAATGTAGATATTTCTAGCTTAAGAATACATGATGAATTAGAACCAAAAAGATCATATGTTATTGGTTCAGCTCATGAAGAAGGATCTGGATATCCTGAAACATGGGTAGATCAACCTTACTCAACAGGTTTCGGTTTGACTCAAATCTGGAAAACTTCAATGGCTATGACAAATACTGCAAGAGCAACAGTTCTTAAGTATGAGCCAAATGAGTGGGCAAGAGTATGGAAAGAGAAATTAATTGAACATAAATATGACATTGAGCAATCATTGTTATTTGGTGTTCAACAATCTCAAAGCAATGTTCAATATACTGAGGGTGTAGTACACTTTGTTAGCACATATGGTAATCAGTTCAGCTTAGATATGAATACTAAAACAGCTGATGACTTTTTACAAGATATGTCTAGCTACTTAGATCCAAGATACAACAATGCTAATGCAACAGTATTTTTCTGTAATACAGCTGTATATAATTGGTTACATAAATTAGGTGGATACTTTAGTAATAATCTAAATATCAACTCTAACTTTAGTGCTGATTTAGCTGTTACAGGTAGAAAGAAAGTTCTTGGTCTTGATACTACTCAAATATCAACAGTATATGGAAATATGAATGTAGTAAGAAATATTCACTTAGATGGAACAAATGTTAAAATGCTAGGTGTTAATATGAAATACTGTAAATATAGACCATTAGTTGGTAATGGTGTAAATAGAGACACATCAGTCTATGTAGGTGTTCAAACACTTGAAAACTCTGGGGTCGACAGACGAGTAGACTTAATCTTAACAGAAGCAGGAATGGAATGGCAAATGCCTGAAGCTCATGCTATCTGGACTTAAAGGAGGTTTGTAATGGCTAATCCAATGTACGGACAAAACAAGGAAGATAATGCTATAGACAAGGTAAAAGGACTTGTGTATCATGATGTAGCTGCTACATCACATACGAATACTACTGATGCAGCTGATATATCTTCATATGCAATACCTACAGGCGATCTTCAAGTTGGATCTTGTATAAAAGTAAGGTCTTGCATTAATGTTACAGATCAAAATGGAACAGATACAGCAACTGCTATAGTTCAATTAGGTAGTGTAAGTGGTACTACTAGTGGAGCTGTAACTGTAGCTGATAGTGATAAATTCTACTTTGATGTTCAAATAGTTATCACAAAAATGGGTAGTGCAGGCACAGCAGAATGTTTTGGATATGTTGGAACTGATGCAACAGGATCTACTTTGTTGCATGCAGACAATGTATCTATGACAGCTATTGATTTTTCAGGTACTACAGTTAATCTTGGGATTAATGTTGATCATAGTGCTGCACATTCTGATAACGAGTTGACACATCAGTGGACAACTATAGAGCTATCTTAAGGAGGTAGAGAATGGCTAATTCAAGAGTAGGTTCTCATCCTTCACATGGAGGTCAGTTAGTTGAAAATGCTACATCAAGCTTTTCATTGACACCAAATGATTCAGGTAAAACATTTATCTTGAAAGATGCAGCTGTAACTGTAACTTTACCAACATTAAGTACAGATATAGCAGGATTTCAAGTAACTTTAATATCTGGAGATGACAGTGAGCATATAGTAACAGGTGGTGCTTCTAAAATCTATGGACATTCTGTAGATGCTAGTGGTAATGCTGCTGAAACTATATTACCATTAACTGGTCATTCAACAATAACTCCTGCTGCAGGTGTAGCAATTGGTGATAAATTTGAGATAATCTCAGATGGTACTAATTGGTATATGTTTTGTATAACTGGAGCTGAAGTTGTAGGAAGCTAAATAATAAACAAAGATATGGGAGGGGCAACCCTCCCTGTCTTACAACGATCTCGTTCACGCTTAGTCAAGGCTTAGAGAGGAGGGAAATTTGGCAACATTTGAAGCACAAATACATGGTTTAACAAATTTAGGAGCTACATTAAGTGGTAGCACTAATCCTACCGATGGACAAGTAGACCAATTCCTTAAAGATGGAGTTATAGATGTAACTCAAAGATGCATTTCAATTAATCCTGACGAAGCATATAAATTTCAAAGAGCTGCAACATCTGACTCAAATGCTGTTAATGTAGGAGGTTCTACAATTTTAGGCGTTATGAGAGAAGGTGGCATTGATGGATCTTCAGATGGAACAAAAGCTTGGAGACCTTGTCGTAAAATAGATGCTACTTTACAATCTAGGGTAATAGATACTAGTAGTCTTTATTATGCATCAATATATAATCCTGTATATTTAATAGATAGTGATAAAAATGTATATGTTTATCCAGCTCCTTCTAGTGATAATGGAATTAAAATACTTTATGTTAATGAAGAGCCTAGAGATATAACTAATAATGCAGCCTTATCTCATGCACATGAAAATATTAAATACTTTCCAAATGACAAGGTTTATTTAGTAGTTATATATGCAGCAGTAAAAGCTTTAGAAAATGCTATGGCTGCTAAAGGTATTCCATCGGTAGCTTCTGATTCATCAGGTATAGAATTAACTACTATAGCAGCTTTAGATGCGGAAAATACTATAGATGATGCTGATGGCAATGCTATAGAAGTAGATCAATGGTGGAGTACTGCAGGACATTTAATAGAAGGTGTTGAAGATCTTGAAATGGCTAGCAGTCAATTGCAAAAAATTAATGCTTATATTCAAGCATACAGTGCACAACTTGCAGGCAATAGCACAGATTATCAATGGATGCAGGGAAGACATCAAATACTTTCTAAACAATATGAAATGGCTTTTGAAAGAATGAGACCTGCACAGCCACAGCAAGGAGCTAAATAATGAAAGTTCAAGAAATAATGGAAAGAGCAGGTATAAATATAACAGGTAAAGCTGTTGCTTATATAAGAGATGCTTTAGAAGAAATTAATTTAATATCTGAAACTCATATTAGAACATTGAGACAGGAAATAACTAAAGATCAAAGATATTATAATATTCCTTTAGATGCAGTTAAAATAACAAGTATAAGATGTAAAAACCATTTAAATACTAAAGATGAATATAGAAAAATACCTAGAATGATTGGAGATCCTTATACTGAAGATGCAGATCAGGAGTTAATATAAATGGCTAATCTAAAACAATATGCATATTTTTTAAAAGGTAATAAAATTGCTTTAGTTGAAAATGATATTACTCCTGAAAATGATCCAACTAGTAGAGATTATGGTCCTGATGCTAGAGTAAGAAGATATAAAAGTCCTGTTGAAACAGTTACAGATGGCCTTGAAATAGAATATACTTATAGTCCAGAATTTTATTGGAAAAGTTATTTAAATAAAGTAATATCATCTATTAATACAGATCTTACTCAAACTGGTGATACTGGTCTTAGAAGTAATTATTTTAGTAATCCATCTTGGGATCCAGGTACTACTGCAGGATATTATTTGCAACTTTATTGGAGAGGCTCTGATCAAACAGCATTATTTCCTGTTAATACTTATGTATATATAACAGGTAATCCATATTTTAATGGTATGCACAAAGTAATAGTATCTTCAAATGCAGGCGGCCATACTACTGTTACTTTTGAAACTCCTTTGAAAAAAGTAGAACATCAATCTAATAATCTAACTACTGCAAATGATCATTACCAAAATGAAATAAATCAAGGGACAGTGTATTATGGAATAAAAAAGATGGAAGATGAATCATTTGATTTAGATTTGTCTCCTTATTTAACCAAAGCTATAGTTTATTATTTAAAAGCTAAAATGGCTGAAGATAAAAAAGATTTTAAATCTAAAGAATATTTTATGAAAGAATTTAAACAACTAGTTGAAAAGAAACAATCAGCTAACATCTGGGGACCAAGAGTAATAGTCCCTGGTGCAGGCTCAATTAGATAGGAGAACAAATGGCAGGTAAAGGTATAAGAACATATGAAACAGGAACAGCTAGTAATGTAGCATTGGGTCAGGGTGGAGCAACGATAATAGCAGATACTGCTACACATACAGCATTAAATGGTGCTTTTGTAGCTATAACATTTTTAACTGATACTACATTTCAAGCTTTAACTGCAGAAAGTTCAGATTTTTTTGGATATGCAACAGCTGCAAGCAATGTAGAATCTAGTGATGGAACATTGGACAATGCCAATGGAGTAACCTTTCCTAAAGGTACAACTATATTTGGAAGATGGTCATCTTTTCAACTTGCTTCAAGTACAGCAGTAATAGCTTATAGAGGATAAGATGGGTTTAGGTGGAATAACATTAAGTGTTTCAGCAGGTCTTGGCTCTACAGCTACAAGTGGAATAGAAGAATCTCCAGTACTTGTAACCAATGCTAAATCAATAGCATTTGATGGTATTGATGAGTTTATTACTTTGCCTCAAGGAGTAATTACATCTACAGGTAATTTTACAGTAGCTCTTTGGTTTAAATACGATTCTACAGCAAATCATAAATGTTTAGTAAATTTTCATAGCTCAAGTTCTAATGATGGGATGCAGATTATTATGCAAGGTACTTATGATGAAATAGATGTAAGTATAAGGTCTTCTGCTGATGCAGCTCATTCATATAGAAGCTCTACAGAATTTACTACAGATACTTGGTATCATATAGTAGCAACAAAAACAGCAAATACTCTTGGAACTATTTATATAAATGGTCAAGCAGATTCAGGTACTACTGGTGGAACATGGTCTGCCAAGGGAGAGGATGCTATAGGAAGTAGAAAAAGCAGTGCTATAGAAAGTGAATGGAATGGTCATTTAGATGAAATAGGGATATGGAACTCTGTATTAACTGCAACTGAAGCTAAAGCTATATATAATAATAAAAGGCTAGACTTTACTCAAAATTCAGTAGGGTATGTATCATCTTCTAGTTTAGCAGGTTGGTGGAGAATGGGTGACGAAGCAGACACAAGAGTAGCAGATAACAATGCTAATAACCTTGTTGTGCCTGACATGAGAAAAACATTTTTTACAGGTAAAAGTATAGACTTTGATGGTAGCAATGATTATATAGAATTAGCAGGATTTTTTAGAATAGGTGATTATGTAACAGGAACTGTATCTTTATGGTTTAAAGCGACAGATGCAGATGTAGGAGG